CCGCCGTCCCTTTGCTGGTGCCTGTAGCAACAAATTGGAAAGAGGCAGTCATGAGAATTGTTAACCACGATCAAGTGCGCTCGCAAAAGCTCACGGAGCAGCGAACCCGGCCAATTGCCGGTGGCGCTGCGCCGCAATTGCTTGAGTTCATATGGCTGTTCTACAAGCGTATGGATGGTCGCGGAATACCTGTATTTGCGCACACCATCGTCAGAGACTATAAGGAGCAGTTGAAGCTCTTTGATGACGGCTTTTCAAAAGATAGCCCAGATGATGGCAAGTGGCCCCATATGGCCTTTGCCGTCGACCTCGTTCACAGCATATATGCGTGGGATATGGGTGACTATGAGTGGCTTATTTTTGGAGAAGTCGGAAAAGAGATTGCCATTCAGCGCAATATAGATATTGTGTGGGGAGGGGATTGGTTCCGTAAGGGACAGCCCCGTATTAGCAAAGTGGGGTGGGATCCCGCTCACTGGGAGCTTCGCGATTGGCGCGAGCGTGTGAGCGAAGCACCATATGAGGTAACGAAAGATGAGCGATACTCCGTCCGTAAAAATCTCCAGCGATGAAGCGGCTAAAGCCGCAAAAAAGACCTTGCTAGCCAACAAGAAAGCCTTTGCGCTACATGTTGGCTTAGTCGAGCGTCAAGACGCTTGCCCGGTGGGCGATGCTCGTGCCATCGCGTATGCCGAAGGCTCAACCGGCCTCTCTAAGCGCCTTGGTCAAAAGGTGCTGGTGTAATGCCGCTTCTCAGCGGCATGTTCCACGGTCTGTTACTTGCTCTGGCAATAACATTTGTGGCCGTGTACATCGTAAGTTAAGCCCATCCTCGGCCAACATAGTTGGCCGGGGAATGGCTTGCGCCGAGCAAGGGGTAGCAAAGTGCAAATTCGCGTAGCGGCACCGGAGCCACGCACAGCCCAAGAGCGAAGCGCCTGGGCGAGCATGGCGAGGAGCCACAATTTGAACGACGCGAGGGCGTAGCCCTTAGCCTATGGACCGGAAAGAGGAGCGTGAAGGGTTATTAACCCGTTCTCGGCGTCTGCTGGTATATCCAGCGGAGGGAGCACGCGCAGGTTCGACCCCTGCCCGGTCCACCAAATTAAGCCATACGGCGTCTGAGGCAAAAAAGCCCACTTCGTTAGAAGTGGGCTTTTTTGCACCCCATTCCTTGCGGTTGAATGCATCTAGTGACACACGACCGTGAATGTAGTAGGTTACGTAGGCGAGGCAATCATTGCGTGGTTCCCACTTTCCCATAGGAGAAATCAATGTGTGTTAGTCCAAGCCTGTTAGCTAACGGTGTGACGGTCGGGTGTCGTAGATGCTGGCAATGTCTTGACAATCGCGTGAGCGATTGGTGCGGGCGCAACATTGCCGAAACAATGACCTCCACGGCGAGTTATTCCCTGCGCTTGTCGTATGGGAAAAGCAGGGAGGGCTTAACAGACCATCTCCATAGTGTGATGCTATTCGCGAGCGATATGCAAAAGCTCTGCAAACGAATGCGCTCCAAGCGCTTCGGATATAACGTCCGGTATATGATAGCCGGTGAATACGGTTCGACCTTCGGGCGCGCTCACTGGCACGGTATCTTTCACTTCTACGGCTCTAAACTGCCGGACTGGAAAAAATTCACACAAATCCCCGACGATGAATACGAACGTATCGGCGGGGTGCATATCCCAGAATGGGCATATGCGGATGGTCAACCAATAGGACATGTGCACATCAAACAAGCGCAGTACGCTCATGTGCGTTATGCGCTGAAATATATGCTCAAGGATCAGGATGATCCGAATAACGCTATAAAGGTGCTAATGTCCAAAGACCCGCCACTAGGCACGGAATATTTGACGGGCCTCGCAAGAGATTGCGCGCTGGCGGGCGTACCGCCACGCGACCTCACATACAGGTTTCCTGTGGTGAAGTATAACGGGGAGCAAGAGATGAAGCGCTTTATGATGCGCGGAAAAGTCTCGGAGCTATATGTTCAGGCGTTCATCGCCGAATGGAAGCGCCTTTATGGCGACGTGCCGATACCCGAGAGCGATCTTATAGGCGGGTATCAGCGATTTGGGCGGATCGGGCGCTCGGAATATCTGACGCCGCTCGATACCCAAGAGCGGGAGGAGGACGCGAAATGGGAAGCGAAGCGCGCCAGAATGGAGCGTCCGCAAACTTTGAGAGAGTACTGGAACGAACAAGCGATTGTTGCTAAACTCAAGCGCGAAAGCAATCTTGCTACATGGGAGAAACAGTACTTTGGCAAAGAACAATCGGGACAAGGACACATCCCCGAATACAACGACAAACGCCTCTTCGAATACGTCCTCTGGACGACCGGCCTCGCCGAGGCCGAGTTCTGGGCCAAGCCCTTCGAAGAACTCGAACGTATCTGGCGGAGTGCAGAGAGAAGTTATCTCTCGATCCCCGTCCAGAGACGAAACGCATGGGATTTCCCGTGGCCCGGCGCGTTCTCTCTCAGAGACGACGGGCTCGGACCTCGACGAGACGGTGCGTGATACACGGACCGTTCCAGAGCCGACGCGGGTAACAGACCCTCTTAGGGATGTACTCAAGCAGCGCATTCCCACAAGGGGGGTGCGCGTAACAGAGGCCTTTACAGCGAAGGCAGTCTTGCCTAAGAAGGCAAAGCCGGATGCGCCACGCGCCCGGCATTGCACAGAGCGCCCCAAAGATAATCGCCCTAGTAGCGGCGGCGGGGGCGGTCTAAAGAAGTTCAATCCGTGGTGTAGAAAATAGGAGATAACCATGTGGCGTAACTTTGCCGAGCCGCTAATCGGAAGGCTCGGCACGTTCATCGGCGGTAATATCGCCATGTACGGAATTGCCGCTGATCATGCAAATATGATCGGCTATGGCGTAGCGGCGGCGGTGTTCGTCGCCGTCGATCTGGTAACGCGGAGATTTGCGAAGAAATGAGCAAGCAAGCCAGCAAAGAAAAGAGCGCGAGCAAGTCGAGCGCCGAGAAGCAAACGAAAAGCACGGGCGGCTCTTATAAGGAGCCGTCCTATTTTGAGCAGGTGACGGGTTTAAGCGCCTTCGAACAGCAGTCGTGGCGCGATAACTTCAATAATGGGCGCGCCGCTGGTGATATCACGGGCGCGACCAATGAGCGCTTGCAGCGCGAGCGCGCCGCCAATCTGGGCGCTACCGAAAGTGGGTCGTCCACCCAAAGAAGCGCAGCGGAGGTGCGCGAGCTGGTGTCGCGCCTACCCGACAGTGTGCAAGCACAGTTGCGCGGCGCCAGCGCGGAGCGCGTAGCGCAGCATGTGGCGGGCACCATGCAAGGCAACACCGGCCCCGCGTCGAAGGCTACTGGCGCGGTGACTGGTGTGTTTTCCGGCGCATTCGGCAATGCGATGGCAAACAAGCCAATGGACTTGGCGTTTGGTGGGTTTGACTGGCTGGCAAAGCCAAATACCTCAAACGCCGAGGATGGCGAAACGCGATACGGTGATCTGGTATCGGCGATCCACGGCATTGCTGTGCTGGGGCAGGACGTTGGGCACAACGCGGCCCGTATGTACTTCGGTCCGAAGTATGACCAGCTTTCGCCTGGACAAAGATTGGCAATCTTGGGCAATGACGGTCAGGCCCGTACTAAGGCCGCTGCGGAGGCAAGCGGCAAATTTGCCTTGGAAGCCATGTTTGGCGGTTTCGCCGCCATAGAAGATTGGGGCCGCCGGAATAAGGCCCTTGAAGAAGCGGCGGCGCGTGGTGCGGCAGAAAGTGACGCCGCGTGGGATTTGCGGCAGCAACTGCAAGAAATCGAAAGTCGCAAGGCTGGCGATTGGGGCTATGTCGGGAGTTATCTCAATTGAGCTACCGTATCCCTAAAATCTGTGATGGCTGCAAACGCCGTCAAGAGAAAATGGTTGCAGTCGCAACGCAAATCAAGCACACTGTGAAGCGTATGCTTCCAAACAAGAAGGTTAAATAATGTCGCTTCTCAGCGGTCGTATGGATACAAACCCCGTACCAGTGGTACGGCAAACCCGCACATTTGCATTGCGCGGGGTAACAACGTTGAAGCCGGGAAGGTTTATGCCGGTGGCTTATTATAATCTGCTCCGCGAGGATAGCTCGCAGGGCAGTATTCCTTTTGCTATTGAAATGCGCGAAACAAAGGAACTATTGATAAACAAGACGTTCGCGACGGTCTCGACGTATTTCATCCCGCATTCGGCGCTCGCGCGGTTCGAAAAGAATCCGATGTTTGTGCAGAAGTCGTATCAGGGCGTTGAGCCGATGGCCGGCAAGGCGGTTATTCCGTATATTGCCACGCATCAATACGGAACCGCTGGCGCTAACGCGGTGTATAAGGCGTTGGGGCTGTTCGCGCCAGCGACCCAGCAGGTCAATACGTCGCCTCTGGAGAGTTATAACACCGTGTGGAACTGGCTCGCTATGAACCGTTCCAAGTCGCTGGATCAGCGCGATCCGCTCGACGGGAGCCTCGCTCCGGCGTTCTGGCACGAAAATAATATGTCGGAGATTGTGCCGACGTTTGACGAGGGTATGATAGCGGGTGAAGTACCGCTAACGGTGATTGCCCAGCCCATTAAGGTGCGAGGTATCGCAACCAATGGCGTCAAGAAGGCAATCAACGGCGTGGTAGAGACGGGAAATCCAAACCCGTTGAATTATGCCTATGGATGGTCCTCCAAGGATAGTGACGCGACTGGTGGCATTTTCGTGCGTGGTAACGGTACGAATGGCTCGCCGGAAATTTATGGCGAGATGGCGGAGAACGGTATTCAGGTATCGCTCGCCAATCTGGAACAGGCCCGCAAGCTCGTCTCATGGGCCAAGTTGCGCGAGCGATATGAAGGCCACTCAGACGAGTGGATTATCGATACCCTCATGTCGGGCTTCAATGTCGGTGATCTAGACTGGATGCAGCCGCACTTGCTTTCTAAGGTGACGGTGCCGTTTAAGCAGGGCTTGCGCTATGCCACGAATGCACCCGACTTGAATGAGCATGCAACGAATGGCGTGGCTGCGGGGTCCGTGAACGTCTCGTTGCCAGCCAATATGTATGGCGGCGTCATTATGATGTTTGCTGAAATTGTGCCTGAGCAGTTGTTCGAGCGCCAGCCGGATCCGTGGTTCACCGCCACAAGCGTGGACGATCTGCCAAATTACTATAAAGACGTCAACAATCCGATGCCGGTTGAGGAAGTCAAAAACGGTGACGTGGATATCAGCCACACAAACAAGGAAGGTTTGTTTGGCTGGGCGCGGCGCAACTGGCGTTGGCTCAAGTGGCCCACGCGTCTGGGCGGGGATTTGTTCGTCTATACGGCCTCGGATGCCACAACTGAGGCCCGAAAAGTTGTTTGGCCCACCGACGTAGCGAATCCGACACTGTCGGAAGAGTTCTATGTCTCCACCACGTTGTCGACAGTGCCGTTCTATGATCAGTCCCGTGATCAGTTCATCATGTCGTTCAATGGGCGGATCACAGTCACGGGGCTGACGCTAGTTGGCGCAGTGCATGAAAGTGAAGCGAACTACGACAAGGTTCGCGAGCAAAACGCACCACTATAGGGAGAGTGCAAATGATAAACTACGAAAACAGGCAGTTTTGGCGGCGTTTCACAGCCGAAAGCCCGCTTGCGTACCCATCAGACGGCCCGACGGCGATACAGTCGCGGGTCATGTGCACCGGCAACGTGCTGATGTACGCCGCAACGCTCAGTGCCGACGGCGAATTGGATGGGGAACCATTCCTCATTGGCGCATTGCCGCTCGGTGACCATAAAGTCAAGGTGCGGCATGGCATGGGGCTGGCCGTATGGCCGGAGCCAGCCAAGGGCGTTGATTGTTGGGTCTATGACGAGCGTGAGCCGCATCAGCAAGAAGCGCCGGTAGGTGTCTCCTTTGTGTCGTTCGAGAAGCCCGGGCATCTGATGGACGACCCCATGCAGGTGATTATTCACCGTGATAACGTCCGAAAGACGCTGGAGCGACAACTGCAACGCGGCGTGCCAAGTCGTCAGGACGAGCTCGAAGCGTTGCTTGCGCGGACCAATCAGCGACTCGACGAGTTGCTCGCAGAAAGGGAGCAGAGTGAGGAAGCCTCTGACGATCAGGGAGAGCCTGAGCAGGGCGCCAGCGCTTGACCCCCGGGTAAAGGGCACAAAAAGGACGGTGGGGGTTTCCCCCGCCGTCCCTTTGCTGGTGCCTGTAGCAACAAATTGGAAAGAGGCAGTC